AAAGCCCACATCCGAAGATATGGGCTCTGATGTATAGTTAAACTATTAAGACAATAGGTCTCCGAAGGTACGATCAACGATCTTACCGTATGAGCCTGATGCATCTTCTGGTAGCAAACGGAATGATACTTCAAACATTGAAGCCTCATCACGCTTTGCAGAAACTGTTACGTTTTCGATTGACAAAGCACGGTATGCTGTGTAAACACGCTCCACGAATGGAGAGTCTACGCAGTCACCTGTACCAGGTCCTACTGCAACAATTCCACGCTCTACTGGACATTCACCAATGTCACCTGCAGATAGGTTCAAAACCTGTCCTGAGTGAGTAGCCTTATTTCCAGTTAGTTCATCTGAACTAAATGCCAACGCCAAGAGAAGATTCTCAAGTGTTGCCTCAGCAAAAGCAGTTGCAAGATTAACCTGCATGCCTTGCTTGTAAAGTTTTGCAACGTCAAGAATTTGGTCTACCTGAACTTCACCGAAGTCTGGTTGGAACTGCATTTCTAGACCGTTCATGGTGTAACCTACGTTTGTGTAATCTGCATCATTTGAGAGTGTTTCTCTGAATGATACTTCTGTGCTAAACGGCTCCAGGGTTGCTGGAGTTAGGGTTGTGTCTGCAACAAAAAGTGCTGCTGCACCAACGATAATGTTGGACGACGTTCCACGACTGTATGCCATATATTCACCTCTTCCTTAAGAATAGATATTAAGTTGTACGGCGTTTGTGTTTCCTCATGCTAAGTATAACAGCATTTTTAAGTGTATCTTTGTGAGGTTCCCAGGGTATCTATGGTGTGGTAATCATACTCTATTACCAGTTTATTCAAGAATAGGGTTCTGGCTGAGGCTAGTTCGGCTATATCCCGTGCCTCATCTGCCTGATAAACCTTAAGATTGTGAAACATGACATTTGGAGTAATGGCATTTCCATTATCGTCTTCTATATCATTTGTGGCTATCCAAAGGTTTAGATCTTGGGCAGCAGCATCTTCTCTGTCAAGACACTCAATTATAACTCTGGTTGCATCAAAAAGTTTACTTAGGTTGGGAGCATATATAAAATAGACTAACTGCTCACGCTTATTTCTATAAAATGCATTTGGTCTAAATCTAATAAGCCTGTCAAACATTACAACTATTGCATCTGGATTATTTTTAATATAAACGCTATCGTTATAGATATCTTCAATATTTATTGGGCTCTGTGCTGGGAAAAATGGTTGGAATGGGTTTGGACCATCTGGTATTAATCCAAACTCTTTTAGTTCGCTATTAATATAAGCGTTAAGAAATGTTGGAGGGAATCCAGTCTGGGTGTTAATATTAAGAGTCATATCCCTATTCTACACTAATCTTTGCATTTGCAATCCATTTAAAGCCAGTATCAAGACCCTTGGATCTTCCAGCCTTTGAGCCTGCCCTAATATTTTTCTTGTATAAAACTGGCTTCTTAATATAGTCATATATTCCACTAGCACGTAAAAATGACTGTTTAAAATATCTAAGAATAAACTCATCTATAGTTTTTTCAAAAGAACCACGTACTTCATCTCCTCCAGGACTTCTTACCGTGACTGGATTTTTGGTAAATATAGTCTCGCCACCTTCTTCAAAAACAAGAACTGATGATCTTTTTGGTGTAATAGTTACTGGTACTCCACGTTCCATGATTGATGCTTTATTATAAAATGGCTCATTAGAATCTTCTTTGAGTGTTCTTGATTGCTTAAATGTTGCGTTAAGACTTAAACCTAGATTACTAACTGTGTAGTCTAAATCAAAAAGTCTTGCGTTAGGACTACCAGTTTGATACCATTCGTATACATGGTGTAAGGCTCTTGGATTTCCTTTGGCTGAAACATCTACATATGCTGCTAATGCTTGAATTGTTCCTGCTCCTAAATTTTTTAAAAATACTGATTTACCTCTTTGAACTCCATCTAAAAATCCCATAGAGTATTTAACTATATTATTCATCTGTAGTTCAAATTGCTTTGAGTTGGTTGTTACTCTCATTAGTCACCTACAGTTTGGTTCTCTGTCCTGCGCCAGAGCATCTTAAAGTATTCTACGCCACCAAACGGTCCAACAAAAGGTTCAACAGTAGCCATTTCATAGATGGTGCCCCTGCCAGACCTTGGACCTGCTGTCTCTTTATATATAAGGTCATCATTAGCATTACGAATATTTGTTACAAGAATATTTGTTATGGCATTCTCAGAATTGGTTGAGGATATTCTTGGATCGTTCTTTGTTCTTGCAATAAGTTTATTTTCATACTGAAGAAACGTTTCTGGCTTAATGTCTTCTGTTCCTGCCCCGCCAACGTTAGTTGCATTGCAAATAATTGTTCTATCAAAAACCCAATCCTTGGTAGCCTGACCATACTGGGTTTGTTTTATAATTGGATAATATATATCAGCCTTCATAGGATACATGAAATCTGTTTCTGGACAGCATTCCATTATAATACTCCTGGGCGAATTATCGTTTCTTTATATTTGTCTAAAATTTTATCTACTAAAATATTACCTGTGCCATCAATCATACGCTTATCATATTCAATCTTAAACTGATCTGTGCTGTAATTCTTTATGTATCTCTTGTAATAATCTAGTCTGCCACATTTAATGTCATCAATTAACATTAATGTTGCATCTTGAATATCATATGGAACAACCCTGTGTCCTGTTTCTAGCAATAAGATATAGTCAGAACCTTCTGGAAATCCCACTCCAGGAACAACTGTTTGTGTATTTCCGCTATCTTCTGTATCAAACATGCTGATTGAGTCTGAAATTCCAAGTGGGATTCTTGAATATCTTCTCTCTGCACGATTTATAGAATCAACTGCTTCCAAAGGATCTTTTGTAATTGCGGTTTTATCTTTTGTTATTACAAATGTATACTCAGTTAGTTCTGGACCATCTGGATCGTTTATATCATAAACAAGTTGTGCATTCTCATAAACCTTCAAAATTTTGTGAGTTTTTTTCCAAAGCGGTAGGTAATCGTTTCCTTGACCAACAACCTCTAGATATGTTCTATCATAATAGAAACCACCAGTAATGCTGTCAATAATCGCTCTTGCCAAACCTTCATATCCTGTATAAAGAGATATATCTGTTGCTGTTCCTGATGTTGCTAGCGTTGTTGGATTAACGTAAGGTCTCATTATTTCTAGATTATCTTCTACAACAATATCTCCACGAACAAGGTTGGCTCCAGATGATCCGCCATCTTCGTATATAGTAAGAGCATAAGACTTATCATATTTTACAAAATCATCAGTTAGAGAATAGGTGATTGTGCTGTTTGCGTTAGAAGATATTGACTCTTCAATCTCTGTTAATTCTGAAACGTTTTCAATAACAATTATATAGTCAGCATTAGAATCTGGAACGGTGTATGTAACAGAAAGCGGATAAGGTGGAAGTCTTAAAATTTGCATAATTATTTACCGTAATATGAGGCTACTTCTTCAGGTGGTGCAATTCGTACCAGTCTGTGTGTTAGCCACTTTTCCGATGCCTCCTTTGAGACTATGTTATAACCTACCTTTAGAGCACCCAGATTATCCATGTGTAGGTTTCTTTCTGAATAAAGGGCTACCTTGTTTACCAAACTATTCTCTTTACCTAGTTCTTCTACTTGCTCTTCTTTTTCTACTGGTGGAATCCAACTAGCCAAAATCTCTAAAATTTCAAGTTTAGTATTTGCATCAAATAATTCTATGTTATTTTTCTTTGCGTATGACTTTAAAGACATTACAGTTTTTGTTGACAACTCTTCTATTGTTAGATTCATAATTCTCCTATACTCATTTGTAATTATACCAGAAAAGAATAAAGCGGGTAGTTTTTACGCTACCCGCCTTATCATTTATTGGTTAAATATTAGGAATCAGCACTATCTGAGTCGACATAAGCGACTGCATCTAGTTCTTCCCATTGAATACCAAAGCGTACGAATACTGTGTATTCGATTGTGTCCTTCTTTGCAACGTACTCACGATTTACTGTGATATCACGTTGGAAGCCCCATACACGGTTCTGAGGGAATGTCAAGTCGACATAACCTGCAGGGTAGTAAGGAACCTCAAGAACATCTACACCAAGTACACGAGTTGTACGTGTGTTACCAAGTGTCTGTGCTGTTCCATCAAGGAATTCTTGACGGTTAGCCTGTGTGCTACCAGTACGATCTGAGAAGGCTGCTGAAATAGCATCCGCTAGTGTACCGTTGTTACGAACAATACCAGCAAAAGCATCAGTACCTGCGTAGAACTTAAGGTTTGACTTAAGTGCACGATACTTGCGTGGCATTGCTAGAAGCAAGCCCTGCATTACTGATGTTGTGTAGTTGTTGTCTGCAACTGTTGCAGCGTACTCATGAGCAGCATTTCCTACTGTTCCACGAGTCTGCTTTACGAAGCCTGGCATGATAGACAAGAAGGCATCTGCGCCTGTTCCTGTACCATTAATAGCAAGATCTTCAATATCGTTAGCAAATGCATTGGTCATCAAGCGAACTAGATGATCCTCAAGTGCACCGCCTTCAATATTGTCTTCAAGTGCTTCTGTAGATACTTCCCAGTCAAGACGAATCTTCTTGGTTGTAAGTTCTACCTTTGTGAATGTAGCGCCAGCATTTGTGTAGTCTGGTGCACCCTGTGCTGCTGCACGGATTACACGCTCTCCAACGTTGACCTTTTCGATCTCCATTGTGTTGGCTCTCATTGTAACTCTACGACCATCCTTGGCGAGAACTGTTGCATCCCACACGTAGTCGATGAAGCGACGAGCCTGCTCTGGTGCTAGAATACCACCAGCCACGCCTGTTGGGTTTACTGCGTTTGCACCAGATGTTGATCCGAATGCTGCAGTTGCAGTGTTGCCTAGTTGTGCGCCAACGGATACTCCGTCTGCGTCAAGACCAGTTGCACTACCAATACCACCAGAAACGAATCCGCCCTGAGAGTTAATCTCATTGCCTGCTCCGCCTGATCCTGGATAGTTCTTTTCTAGATTGTTATTTTGTTCCGACATATTGTTCACCTCCTAGTGATTTATACCTTAGTTAAATAGGTCGGTTGATGTGAGGAAACGACCGCCCCATAGGGATTTTTGAACCCTTTCAGGCTCAAACTGCACGATCTCGCCTAGATCGCCAGACTTGCGGAAAGCGGTATCTTGCTCAACGGCATCTACTCGCTTACCAAACTCATTAAAAACTCCCTTGACATTTTTTACATCATCAGATACGGACTTAACCTCACCTGATACTGCGTCAAGAGATTTATTTAGTGCAACAATTTGCTCATGTAGAGACTTAATGGTTGTTGCAAGATCGCCAAAGGCATTTGTAAGAGAATTCTTGATTTCAGCAACTGCCTCAACAACTGCTTCATCAGACTTTGCAACAACATCTTCTGTTGAAGCAACTTCTCCCTCTTCTGTTTTTTCTACAGAAGAATCTGCACTACCATCGTCTGACTTAGCAACTGCAAGTTCTTCAACTGCTGGTGCTTCATCAACGACTGCTGGGGCTTCTGTTGCTTCTGCAACTACCTCTGCTGGTTGTGCCTCTGGAGCGACCTGAACTTCTTCAACTGCAACATCAACTGTTGCTTCTGTTGTTTCTGTCATAGGGTTTACCTCCTTTGTAATCTTAATTGTACTAATGCCTTTAGCACTATCAACTAAGAACTTTATCATTTCCGCTTTTTCATTATCATTCTTCTCAACAAAACCAATGTTTTTCATTTGCTTTTCTGTAACTGGGTGGGTTACTGACTCTGCATCTGAAACTATTACCATACCTGACTCTTGGTCATAAAAAATATTTTCTGTATCTACCTTTGAAATTAAGCCACCAATTACGTTATGACCATCTTGTTTTTCAATTGATACTATGTTTGCAAACTGATTTGCTGGAGAATCAACTAAAGAAAGTTCAAACAAGTCATATTCTTTAATAACACGAATTGTCTTGTCCATCTCTTCATTAAATGCATCATCCCAAGTCTTGATGTTTCCACCAATAGAAAATCCTGTGTAGGTTCCATCAAGAACCTTTTCCCATGCGTCCTGTGCACCCTTTGAAACATATGCTGAAACATATACTCCAGAATAAAACTTCTTTGTATTTGGATCAAAGTATCTGTCTTCTTTAAATGAGACAATCTTTCCAACTGCTGAAGGCTGGTGCATCTCACGAAGGTTGCCACGAAAATTCTTAAAAGCATTTATGCTAGACTCTGTTGTTACGATATCGCCTTGCTTGTCGATGTTATCGAGTGTTGCAAATCCTGACACCATACGGCGTTCAACGTCAACTTTTCCAATGGGCATTGATAGACGAACATTGTCGCCATCAGTCACCCAATGAGCCTTATTTATTAACATATCGTTACCATTATACCAAACATTTTCAACGTTATCTCAATTATTGAGATGACCTACCTTCTCCTTGTGGATTACGTCCAGAGATGGTGGTTGTAGAGTCTGAGTTGTTATTTGTTCTTTCGGCATCTCTTTGTCTATTACCCGCCAAGTTTGCTCTTGAATCTGTTGCCTGCCTTGGAGACATGACAAATGGCTCATCGCCATCTGCTCTCTGTGGAAGGTCCAACTTTTCACGAGCCTCATTTGGAGTCATAACCTGTGTCTTGACATAACGCTCAATAATCTGAGACTGAGCAATTTCATCTGTTAGGGTTAATTCATTAAACTTAAGTTCAAGAATATCTGTTTTTTCTTTAATAATTTTATTTACTACCTTTTCAAGATGCTTCTGTGCTGGACGAGAAACCTGCTCTTTAAAGGTACGATCCTGTGATAATGCTGCTGCGATGCCAGAATCTGATCCACCTAGTTTTGAGATAGGAACTTGATGGGCAATTAAAATGTCATCACGATTTTGCTTACGATACTCTTTGAACGAACCATCCTGAATACCATTTTCAATTGGCTCCATCTTAAACTCAACCTTGTTCTGGTCAGTATCACCAGGAAGTGGGATATAGAGAGTTCTGTGTGACTGAGATTTTAGTCCAGTCTGCAAGAATCTAAACATCTTATCTTCGCCATCTGCAGACAACTTTGCACCCTTTAAGGTTACGATGTATCTAGGGACAGCCTTGTTTTCAAAGTAGTCAATGTTATATTGTGATGCAAGTTGATCACCAAT